TCAGGAAGGCATCTAAAACAAGGTCATCCTCAATGATGTAATTGTGGGTGTTCCTAGACTTCATGAAAGCCTGACCGATGTTGGTCTCCCCCGGGCGGTCCGGAAGCATTCCTCCCGCTTCATCAAGCCTCTCAAACTCAAAGCGCTTTTGAATTTCCTTAGACATTTGTCTAGGAAAGAATTCCATGTTTTCTAGCTGTTGCACGTTGATGCCCTTATCTTGGGCTGCCTTGAGAACCTGATGATAGGAGTCTGCTACTTCCTTCCCCATCTTTAGAATGGCATCCTGCTCTTTGGCATCAAGCCCGAGCCTGTTCATGAACTTATGAAAGTCCGTGAACTTCCCTTGTAGAAACTTCAACCCTGCTGGTCCAGCTTTGTAGTAGTGAGGCGCATAGCGGGCGTATGATAGTTCCACTGCACTGGTAGACAGCTCATAGAAATCCTCATCGCTAATCTTATGGGCTTGTTTTGTTTCCACCATGGTGTCCCAGTTGGCACGAATGCGCTCCTCTATGCCTAGCCTGCCGATGGTGTCTGCGAGGTCATTGCCAAAGAGCCGCGCCGACCGCTTCATGTATTGACGCACCATGCCCGAGGGTGTAGCGTTAAAGCCCATTTGCCCCTTTTTCTTCCAGACAGCATGGTTCTTTGCTAACCAGTGCTGGAATGTTTTGGCGCTCTGCTTCGGGTTAAGGACATGAGCAGCAGTCATGTTGAGCGCCTTCTGTAGTTTGTGCTCGAAGCTCATTTTAGCTTGCGAGCGCGCCTGCTGCGTAGAAGCAGATTTTTGACGCGTCGCCCACATACGGTCACTAAGCTTCTTTACACGGCGCTCAATATCCGTTAGTTTCTGAGGGTCGAATGATTGTTTTACCCTTCTACTACGGGTTATGTCTTCAGGGCGGTAACAATTAGACTTAGCCATATTAGATACAATCAGTTAGATTTCCTTTAATCATCTTCCAGTTGATGTCACCCATGTCATTAGCATTAAGACTAAGCGTGAGACCATCTTCTTCAAGGACGCCATTGCCTATAAGCGTTTCTATAATCTCATCTTTAACCTGCCCATCGTAATTCTTAATAGCGCCTATTTGCTTAAACTGAGTCTCATCGAATGCGTTATCTGTCTCTACTGCCAGCTTATACAGGTCGTTGTATAGTTCTTCAATTTCTTCTGCTTCTTCAATTTCTGTTTCAGTAAGCTGTCTGTTTGTCTCCGGTGTTCCTAAAGACTCTTCTAGGTCAGCAATCTCCTTGTTTATCTGTTGCTCTAAAATTTCTTCTGAAGTGGGATTTTGTTCTTGTTTTACTAATTCTTCAAAGTCTTCCTCTAACCCTTCTTCTGCTGATTCTAGCTCTGCCTCCCTGGCTTCCCGAGACTCTTCACGAGCCTGAATGTCCATTTGGTTGGCTTCATCCTGTGCCTCGACTGCCTCCTCTGCTAGCTCGTCATGGGTGTCGCTGTGCTCTTTCTCTAATCCGCGTGCCAGGCTGATGTCAGACTGGGTGCGGTTGGCTTCTGCAACCTCTGTGTCGTTGTCTGATAAGTCGTCCACGTATTTACGTGCCTGTTTGTTAACAAGAGCGTCACCAGAGCCAGCACTGCGATTAACAGCAGTGGTTTGAACGTTCTCTGGGATGAGACTGTTGATGGATTCGCTGCCGCCTTTTTCCGTTTTGTAGAGTGCATCATAGCCTTGCTTGCGTAAGTTACTAGTAATGTCTCTCTGGAAAGCTCTAACTCTTTGTTCGCTCATTTCGTTGTTGTCTGCCAGGGTTTTGCGGAAGCTTTCGTAGTAGCCCTCAACAGTGCGATTTTTTCTAATTTTACTGGCGTAACTGCTTGCCACCTTTTTATTAGGCATGTGTGCTCTGCCTACTTTTTTGAATACATTGCGAACGTCTTCACCACTATTTGGCAGTTGTTGAGTTTTTACGTCTGCGCGTAGTGGTGCTCTGGTGGTTATGCCAGTCTCTATTACCTGCCCCTCAGGAATGTACTCTTTCTCAGGAATGTCAGGCTGGTGAGGAGTTTTCTGTGCCTTGGCGTACTGTTCTGCCACTTCCGGGGTATCGGTCATGTGTACCCCTACACCCATGTTGGAGCTAGAGCCGCCTTTTTCGGGGTCAACAGCAGAAAACAGATTATCCTCTGGTCTTTTCTGTAAAGATTGCAAATCTACCTTAGTTCCGTGGTAGAAAGTTTTACCGCTAAGCCTTTGGGACTCATCTGTCAATGTTTCTGCTCGGGCTTTAATAGTTTCAGGGTCAGCTTCATTAACAGCATTGACAGCCACTTTGTTGTAAGACTGGGAAGCGGCTTCTTCATTTATGTCTTGCCTCTCTAGTCCTTCCGGTTGTCTCTTCTGGTATTCTTGTCTACCAGCTTTAACCCTGGTTGCTGCTTCTGCTTCCCCTTGATGTAACCTGGCGTCTTGGCTCTTTTGGTCAGCGCGTCTCTCTGCTTCTATGCGGTTAGCTACAGTATCAGGTATTGCTTTTTGGTGTGACCTGGGAGCGAGGTTTTCTAGCTCGTCCTGGGCTAGGGTCTCGGCATCAGCTCTAGCCCTCAAATCACTGAGCTTTTTTACCTGCTTGGAGAGCTTTTTTACTCCATTAACAGTGTCCTTTATTCCACGCTTCGAGGCACGTTTGACCGTAGTAATTAGGTCAGTGTTTTCCAGGTCATCTGTTACCTGTCTTACCTCTGCCGTAATATTGCGCATACCACCGGCAGTGATTTTGGGAGCGTTATTAGCAGTAGCTTTCCCAGCTTTAGAAGCCCTCTTTTTAATAGGTCTAGTCTGTTCTAGGTTGTCATTTAGCTTGATAAGTTTGTCTCTCACTCGCCTAAAGCTGCTCAGCGTGACGTCTTTGCTGATGGTCGCGCCCTTCGCTAAAGGAGTCTGGAAGTCAGTTCTAGCGAGTACTCCCTGGAGGTCATCAGCTTTGACTAGCAACTCTTTAGCGCCAAACTCGGCGGTTTGTAGAGCTTCCTGACTAAAGTTAGTGTTCTCTATGTTGTTGAGTAGTTGCTTAATGTTGCCTGTGAAAGTTTGAATGTCCTTGGCAACTGCTGCCTGCTCGGGGTAAAGCTTAGGGTTATCTATAGACTCAATAATTCCTGTAGCAGTATTCTCAACCTGCTTCTCTTGGTTAGTGATGAGGAACTGATATTTGCGCGTGGGGTCTATTTCATCCTCAGTGGGTTGCTGAATAAACAAGCGCCTATAAAGACCTGGTTCACCAGTAGTGCTGCTAGGCAACTTTGTAGCGACCTCGGGAGCCTCTTTAGCAGGGTCAAGCACCTGGTCATCTAAAGGCTTACCATGCTCAGAGTAAATGCGCCCGTAGTTACCTTGCAGGTTGGTTAGCTCCTCATCAGTTAACGGAGTTTGACGGTTCTGCTTGACGTGACCATTCCGCCTTGCTAAATTAGTGAGTTGTTCCCTGCTTCTCTTAGTATTCAGGTTTTCAATTTCTGGAACGGGCTTCAGGCGCACAGTGTCAACTTTGTCCAGAGCACGTTGGGGGCGAGTTAACTGCCAAACACTAGGAATGTTGCCCTCATTCATGTTGACGGTTGTTTTGTTGGGGTCGACTATGTCTCGAGCTTTCTGAGTTCTAGATAATTGACTGTGTTCTATCCAATCCCATACTTCTTTACCTCTTATTTCAGCTTGTCTCTTCCTCTCGTCTGCTGCTTGTTTCCTGACTTTTTTTAGCCTGTCCCTTAATGGTTTATTTACTGTATCGCCAGGCTTTTGGTAAGCACCTCCTTCCTGCTGTTTCGCTCCCTTGGGTGTTAACCCTTCACCTTTGGGGTTAGCGTACGTACTTATATTAGTTTCCCCTTCTTGATAGGGTTCTTCAGCAGTAACATCCTTAGTCTTAGCTTTTTTGCCTGATGGTGCTGTTTTTTGTTTTGGTTTTCCTTTGGGTGTAACAGTCAGAACGTAATCGTACTCTGCCGAATCCGGAGCTTTAGTTATAGTTGCGTTACCACTGCCAGTGTTTTCTGATATATCAATAGTGGTCGGGGGAGCCTGGTTGGTTTCCTTACTGACTTGAAACTGAGAATAATCAAAAACAGAGAAATTATTTGCAGGCTGATTGGGCTGAGTGTAAGAACCTTTATTTTGAGTAGGTATAGAGACTGTTCCGCTAGTCTGTCCACTCTTAGGTAAAACAGAGGGAGCACTAGAGCCGGGTAGTCCTTGCTGAATGTCACTCATAAAACTGGGGGTATTATAATTAAATGAGTGAGCTAAGTTGGATGCTTGCCTAGCAGTCCTTGCCCCCGTTTTAAATAGACTGCCTAGTCCTGCATCTATAAACCCACCGAAGGCAATATCACCAGCAAATGCACTTAAATACTGCCAAACAGTTCTGTCTTCTGGGTTTTTTGCAATAGGAGTGTAGTGAGTTTTACTGTCTGATGGTGGACCCATAAAAGTGTAGTCATAGCCCAACATAGACTGTTTGAAAACATTCTCTGAGTTGGTAGGACCATTCTGGAAAATATCATAAAGCTTATTTGCTGTAGCCATGACTACGTTTTGAGGCATGGAAAGGGTATAATTCATAAAACCAAGGGTTCCCTTTCCAAACTCCCCAAAGCTCGCATCAAAAAATGACTCGTTGCCAATGTCGTCTATAGGTTGCCCCTCATCGAGCTGGCTCCAAACTGCTTGAGACGCGCGGTTGTCTTTTGACAAAGGTTTGAAACGCTGAGCAAAAGACTCATGAAAAGATTTATCTCCATTAGGGTTATAACCAAAGATAAATTCTTGGAAACTAGAGGGTGCGCTTGTTGATGATGCTAAAGCTCTAGCAGCATCAACAGACAGTTCAGTTAAACTACCACCTAAGGCACTTAGGGTGTCACCGATGCCCATAGGTTTATTTTTGTTGTCTTCCGTTCTGAAGTCGTAAACGGGCTTTTGATAGCCTTCTTGTGCACCTCCAACAAACTCTTCAACAAAGTTTGCGTCTTCTTCAGAGCCAATGTTGCTGATGCCTGACCCTAAAGCTTGTCCTATGCGTTGAGGAATAGACCAAATTTGTCCTTCTAAGGCAGCTTGTTCCTGGTCAATTTCTTCACTGGGCTTGCCTGGTGGGTTTTTTTGGTTTTGTTTTGAAGGACTAGCAAAAATTCTTGGTGCGACATTAGGAGGTAACTGATATGAGTCGCTTGGGGATATTTTACTCATATCGTGGTTGTACTCTGTCCTAAGATGTCTCTCTCCCTTTGGTCCTAAAAAATCTTCTGTAAACTCTGTGTTGTGCGTAGGCGTGCCTTCTGGTGCGCTGATGTTGTCTATGGATACGTCTTTAGATAGTGTTCCCTCTGTTGACGCGGCTTTGCCTCCACTGAAGTCAAATTTAATTGAATCAGCATCTAACTTGAGCTTTACACCACCACCTAAATGCACTTCCGCTGCGTTGTCAACAAGGGAAACAATCGGGCTTCTAATCGGAGAACTATTAAGAGTATTGATATTGAAAGGGACCGCAGCCTTAGTCTCACGGTCATCTTTGTTTTTAGTGGAGAAATTATCAGTGTTGAACTCTTGCTCTGCAGTTTTGTCAGAGGCGTAAGTTTGTTCCTCAGGCTTAACAACTTTACCCTCTACTTTCTTTTCCCATTTCTGTTGGTGTTGTTTTATGAAAGAGTGAGGGTCTTCCTCTTCCTGAGGCTCCATTTGCTCTACTAACTCATCTTGGCTAGGGAGCTGTTCTGCTGGATGAGTACCACTAGTGACCTCTGCATCAGGGTAGTTAAAAGCATTTTCTTGTAATATATTTACAGGTCTAGTCAGGTTATTAACCCCTACAGAGCGGTTTGGCGCTTCTTTCCTTTGTGCACTAATACTCGTGTCAGGCTCAGGGGCTTTCTCGGCTTCTGCTTCCCCTAACTCTTCATCAGTAGGTTGCTCTTCTGGAGGTACTTCTTGGGGAGCATTTGCTAGTTTTTGAGCTTGCTCAGCATTGAGAGCCGCTTCCTCTTTTTTGTCCTGAGGTCCAGCTATGTTTAACTCTGGGATTTCTCTACCTTCAGCAAAGCTCAATTCGCTGCGCCTTACTTTTTCGTAAAAATCAGTGTTTTCGTTAGTCATGTCTATAGTGGGGTAATATACTATCAGTGGTGTCTAACATTTGGTTGCAAATAGAGCAACCTTCTGTTTGCTGAGTGTGAATCTCTTGCTCGTTGTCTTTCCCTCTGTCACTACGTAAGCGGTAGCGCCTGCCTACGTGGTTTCCGAGTAACTGAGCGTACTCAGTGTAAGTAGCGCTGTCATCTGAAGTCTTTTCTCTTTCTGTCTCGGATTTATTGAGGAGTTCTTCCCCTCCTAATGACAGGGAAAACAAATCATCAATTGATTTTATTTTGTTGCGATGCTGACCGATGAATTCGCTTACTTTATCGAGCTGTTCCATTGCGTCCATCTTTTCTAGCTGGGTGGTGCTTGTTCCCACAGACTGCGCTTCTTGCTCGTTCATTTGCAGCATGCCAACCGCATCTTTATCAAAGTCACGGGTTTCAGGTCTAAACGTACCCCCGGTATGGAAAGCAACCACATCAGCTAACCATTGCCCGGGAACCCCTGCCTTATCCGCGGAGCTATTGAATTTATTAGCGAAGTCCTTATCTTTTGCTAGAGCCTGGTAGCCATGGTTAGCATCCAAGGGTGTGTTACGAGGGTAAAACTGTTTTCCGCCCATAGCTCGGGGTTTCTTGTATGGGTTTCCTAGGTTGTATTTGCGGCTAGTATTACTCATAGGCTTCCATAGGGTTGGGTTCGTATCTGTTGTTTAAGAACATTTGTGCATTAGCTTCTCTGCGCTTTCTGAGACCAGCCAAGACTTGACCGTTCCCGTCTTTATTCCATTTCCGAATCTCATTAGCTATTTCTTGTTGCTGTTGCTCTGTAAGTACGCCATTTTCCTGGGCAAACTGATGGAGCTTCTGCATGAGAGTACTATCTGCAAGTGCTCCAGGACCAATGTTGTAAACCATGTCTACTAAGGCATCGTACTGCCCTTGCGTTAGTTGTAAGTTATCAGGTAAGTGCTTGTTTAACGCAGCAGCATGAGAGTTGATTTGTTTTATCAATTCTTGGTTAGCTTGCTCCCTACTTACACTGTCTCCCATCTTTACCTTTTTACCGCCAACGCGCTTAAATCCGTACCCTGCAATGGGTTCCCCATCACCGAGGTCTCGGTAAGCCTGGGAGCGGAAGCCTTCAGAAGCTGCTATGTGCTGAGCTAGTCCATTGCTAGCCTTTAGTTCTTGCACGGGGGCAGGACTGCCTGTGCCTTGCTGTGCTGGTGTACTGGATAAACCTCCTATTTGCTGAAAATTACCCACAGAAGCTTTCTTAGGCTGTTGGTTCTGGGGCGGTCCTTTACCTCTAGGCTCAGCGCGTGCATGGTTAATTCGTTTTAAGTATTTAAGGGGGTCTACAGTCTGATTACGTTTATCTTGGGCTGTACCCCAAGAAGGGTCTCCTTCCCAAACTTGCATATGGAGCACCGAGCCAGTAGCATTGCCTGTGTCTCCTACTTTACCTACGCTTTCCCCCGGGTTTATAACATCGCCTTCCGCAACATTTCTAGATTTTAGGTGACTGTATTGTTCAGTATGCCCGTCTGGAGTTTTTACTAGAACAGTTTGCCCGTGCCCCTTAATTATACGAGAACCTATCACGGTTCCCCCTTGGACAGCTTGTACTTTAGTACCCTTTGGTGCTGATATATCAATACCGTTGTGTATGTCGCCTTGCTCTCCAGTATTAGGGTCAACTCTAGTACCGTATTCGCTGGTTACGGAAATTTGGTTACTGTTTTCTTTCTTAAAAGGCATGGGCACGCCATTTTTCTTAGCTAAGGACGTGACTTTTGGCGTGTCGGGTTGATAAGTCACGCCCTTCTTAGGGTTTGGTTTATTCGTCCCGCTCATATTTCGTTGGTCTTCACCGACCGGAGAAGTCTTAATCTGGTCTAAAATAGGTTGAACCTCTGCTTGTTGGTCCACAAGCATAGAGTCATCACCAGGGTCTCTAATGTTTATGTTTTTGTCTCGCCATTTCTCGTCAAGGACAGCCATTCGGCGCAATTTGGCTTTTTGTCGATTTTTTAGAGACCTTTTTATAGTCTCAGCTTGTTCTGGAGTTATTTGACCCTGCTCTACCGCTTCTTGTACTCGTTCGGATACCTTAGGCAGAATGATTCTCTGGCTAGTTTTATCGTATTGAGGTTTAACAACAATCTTGTCACCAGCCTCATTAGTTACAAACTGCCTAGTTTCCATCCCAGTATCGGCAATTTCTGCATCGAGCTTATAAACTCCTTGTTGTAGGTTTCTGTACTCTTGACTGTCTTGCTCAAATTCTTGTTTTAAGTTTGGTATAACTTTATACCTTTTGTGTCCTTCGCTTATTGCGTCTCTAATTTCTTCTCTAACGGCATAGTCACCGTTTATGAAGTCAAACAGGAGACGGTCTCGCTCATATTTACTAGCCTGTTTTAATTGCTCGTCAGTAAGAGAGGATTCATCAGATTGCTTAAGGTTACGTATCTTCTTTTCGGTCTGCATTACCTGTAATGCATCCTTCTTCTTCTCCTCATTAGTTCGGAATGTCTCACCGGCTATTTCAGGGTAGCCTACATCTAAAGCAATTTCTTTTGTTTTTGCCCTCAGAGCATCTTTACTGATTTTACCTTGGTTATACTGTTTATACAGAGGAGCAACACGCTTGTCATATTCTTTTTGTGCCTCTAGCGCATTAGCAGCTTCAGCTTGAGCCTCTACACTATATTGAGTTGAGTTAGCAACTTCCTTCAATATGGGAATTGTTATATTAGCATGAGAAATAGGGTCTTCTTCTATGCTAGGGGCAATTTTGTTTATTTTTTTAAGTATTGTTCCAGTATGTTTTCGTGCTTCTTCTGCGCTTGTAGCATGCCTGAGTTTTGCCATCGGCGCAGCAGTCTCTACTTTAATTTGAGCCGTCTGATACTGCTCTAGTTTGTCTTGCTGTTGTTCAATTTGTTGCTTCTGCCGCTTAGTAAGGTCTTTTTCCATGGAGTTCAACTCACCATGGAACTGTTCTGTCAGCTCTTTACAAGCTTCCGGAGAAACCTTACTACAAACTTCATCTAAAATTTTGCTACCATTCTTTCGGTAGTATTGTGTCCCTTGTTTTAAACCTTCTTCCCGGGTGACTTGGTTGGCATGCTGTAGTTCCTTATGAAGTTTCTGGCGACCAACATTAGCCTTGCGAGCGCGCCATTCTTTTAGCTGCTCCTTTTTCATCTGTCTCTCTTTCTCATCCATCTTAGCCTCGCGCTTTTGGATAATATTCAAGGTATCAACAACAGATTCTAGAGCAGCCCCAAAGCGTTGCGCTCCTTTGTCAAACCCTTTGGCTGCTAAGTCAGCAATCTTGCTTTTAGCTGCTGCCTCATTAGACCTGGCTACAGCCTCAAAGGCTGCGTTATTGGCTTCTATAACCTCTTGAGTTTTCTGGGGAGTGTTATCTGGCAGTTGAATAGTTTGCTTCGCCTCGGGTGATTGCCCAATGTCAGGCATTTGAGGCGTATTAACCCCAGCTACTCTCAAACTGGGGCTTTTTTCTGGTTGTTGTTTGGGTCCTTGGGTCATTAAAAGCCTCCGCTAAGGAGATTACTGCCTGAAACGCTGTAGTTGTCAGCGTTTAAGAAAGATTGAGGGCTGTCGCCTTGTTTGCTAGGAATGGCAAAATCCGCACCAGATGGGGTAATTTTGGTAGAGGGTGCGTGAGGGTTCACCCTGCTTGAAGTCGTGCTGGGTCCTAGTAAACCAGTTTTAGTGGCTGTGTTTACCATGTTTGCGGCTCCTTGAGCCACAGCACCGATACCAGGCTCAGGAATAGCATTCATTTGAGCCTGCCTTTGTTGTATGCCTGCTTGAGTCTGCATGGCGCGCGACTGCTGTTGCATGGATTTAGCAGCCTGGTTAGCATAGTAAGCAGATTCACTAGCTAACTTATTGCGCTGGGACTGCATACCGATGTTGTTTCGGTTCAAATTACTCTGAATAGCTTGCGCTCTCTTCTGGCGGTCAATTTGACCCGACAGAAACCCTGTAGCTAAATCTCCTGTATCAATGGTGACTCCGGCTTGGTTGAGGGCAAATCGGTCTCTCTCGTTTTGGGCTGCCTGGAGGTTTGCCACGTTTTCTGATACACGCTTTTGGACTTCTCCGATTGCTTGCCTCTGTCGAATTGCTTCGGGGTTAACTTCTCCAGTTTGAGCAGTTGACCTTGCGGAATCAGCCGCGTCACGCTGTCTTCTGGTGTCTCGGGCTTCTCTTTGTTTGTTGGTGAATTGGTCTTGTTGTTCGCTGGTTTTTTGGGCTTGCTCGGCAAGGGCTTGAGACTTTCGTTCGGTTTGAGTACCTGCATTTTCGGCTTGTCCCAGAATGCTCATTGCTCGTTGAGCTGCTTGTTCTTGCATTTGCCTGGCTTGCAGCTCAGTTTGTAGTAAGGCGGTGCGCTGTTTTATTTCTGTAGCTTGCTGTTGCTGGTAAGCCTGTTTTTCTTGGGCATCTATTAAGAGCTGTTCCTTTTCGTGTTGTTTTCTCGCTAGCTCTTTGTTCTGCTCGAATTGTTCCTGGGACAATTCGAGCTGGTCTTGCGCTAGCATGTTCTTTTGTTCAAGCTGTTTTTTGCGCGCACTCGCGCGCTGTTTTTGTGCTGAAATGCTGGATATAGTGCTAGCGGCACTTAACCCAACACCTATAGCGGGTGCTGCTGCTCCCATGATTAACTGCCTCCGAAAGAGAATTGATTTGAAGTTGGAGTGCCGGTGTTACTGGTTCTACCAGTATTAATTAGTGTGATTTGGTAACCCACTAGCTCAAAGGCAGTAACACGCTTTCTCATGATAATCACCTGAAAATCATAAGTGGCTCCAATTATAGGTTCGGCTATGCGTGAATACTCTTTAAACTGTGATTCAGGTGTGTCAATATCAAAGTAAGATGTATCCCAAAACAAATCGAATGACCCATAGGTGTCGTTGTCTGAAGTGAACCCGGTGTTGTTGTCGTTGTAGAAAAACGCAATGTTAAACCCAACTGGGTTGATGTATTTGTCTACTATTTCACTGCTGTCTTGGTTAGCATTCTGGTTTACGTCTTCCTGACTGTACACTTCGTGAAAGGGTGAGTTGTTAAAGTACCCGTAGTAGTGCAGGAAGCGCTTAATACTACTCATGTTAGACCTGAAAAACAAGGGGCTAGCATGCCAAGCAGAGTACGCCAGACCAAATTCTACAATCTGGTCTTTTTTCAAGTCTTTCAGCATAATTATGCGGTAATTGTTGTCAGGGTCAGAACGCACTACATAATCAGTTCCCTCAATCTGGAGGACATTATCAAGCCAAACCCTGGGCAGTTCTGGTTTGTCAACCCAATCCTTATCCTCAGGTTGAGTTAAAGACGTAACCAGCAGGTTTTCATATCCACCAGGCACTACGTTAGTCAGGTAAATGCCATCTCTGAGCTTGATGTAGTCTTTATTGAAAACTAACTGTTGGAAATTTCCATCTTTGTTATAATCAATGAGGACGTCAATGTCTTGTATTTCTCGATGCGGAAGTAAGTCAAAGAAATATCCGTAGTCACCAATATCATAAGCGGATGTCCTGTTTATAGGGTAGTAGTACTGATTTTTGTTAAGTGAGAATAAGTATCTTTTTCTGGGGGCAGAGGAGTCCACAGCGGTAGGAGCACTCAAATCCTGAGGTACTGGGATAACACTCAGGAAGTCCACTGGGCGGAACTGATTTGCTAACAGTAACAGCACACGCTTGGGCGAACCAGTAGAGTCCAAATCAGTGAACACTGGGTAGGCGAACATAACCAAGCGTGTCGTATCAGTCCGTTGGATAGCAGTGCCATCCAGTGAGAAAAACAAACCGGAGCTAGTAGTGTATTCAGTCCAAGCATTACGGAAAACAGAGTAAACTAACAGTCTTTCTGCACTGGAGTCGTTGAGCGTTCTCTCATTAGAGAGACCCACATAAAGCTCGCTCCGGTCTTTGTCGTAGGTTAGCCAAGCATTTTCCTGGTCAAAGTCATTGTCCTGAAAGTACTCCCTGACTTTGATAGAACGCTCCGCCGCAGCAAAATTAGCGGCTGTATCCGTTGCAGATATATCATAGAGTCCGTTGTTGGACAAGAAAAACATGGTGTTTTCAATGCGCTGTACGGAGCGGGCATTAGCTGCACCAAGTTCTACCTGAAACTGGACGAAAAAAGACTGTGGGGTTAGCCCCTGCTCTCCGCTCAAGAGTCTGTAAGTAGCGTTTTGAGTAAATATAAACAGACTGTCATTCAGCTCTTCAACAGCACGAATAGAGTCATTAATATCTGCGGAGATGTTGAAGCCGAATGGCTCTGCATCTGACTCGGTATTTAAACGCGTTTGAAAATCAGCAAAGTTTCTGCCTGGCTCAAAGGTGTCGAACACTTCTGACACAGCAGTTTGCAAGGGAAGCTTGGGTGTGCCGCCCAAAACTAACCTTCCTTGGACAGCAGAAATAGTACGAGGAAAACTACCCTCCTGGTAGTCACAAAATTCCCAGAGTCCAAAAACAGGAATATAAGAACCCTCTCCGTACTTATCCTCAGCTTTGTAGGCAGAAGAGCCAACAAAAGTGGTATCCACATTAGTGGCAACAACCTGGGAGTCAAATGCCACCCCCATTTTAGGCTCTGAGGTAAAGTCTATATATTCCCCTACAGTATTATCATCTGTGTGTGGTCCATTAGACCAACCACTACCGCCAGGGTATAGGTAGTAAGTATTATTTGCTGAGTTATTTGGGTCGGTGTTCTGAGTAAAGGTTTCGTCTCCTACTCGCACAGCTAGGTTTTTACCTTTAATCCCGCGCGCACCATTAAAAAACACGCCTAAACCACGGTGGTAATGCACGGGAGTGGGGTCAGAAGTGCCCTTAATATCACCGAATGCGGTGTAAGTTACCCCTGAATAGGGGGCATCACCAGGGTCAACAAATGCTGCTGTGTTGGTGAAGGCATATTCGCTCGCGTTACTAGGTGTTTTGGAGAAAGTAAAATTATTTCGGTCTGCGTAGTCGTTAGTAGGGGTTATTTTAAGCGGGTAGCGCCCATCTTCTTCCTTATCAACTAAACGTAAACCTAAGAGAATATCTGTAGGATTAGCCAACAGTCGGTCTACGGGGTCGGTGTTAAGCCTGGTAGAACGCCCGTAAACCCTTTTACCGAACACTCCCACTGACTCTGCCCACCATTGCCAAGAGATGAAAGTTACAATAAACTCTCCTTCTCTGTTGGTGTTATTAATATCAACATTAAAAATTCCACTTGAATAATCGTAGTTAGTTTGGCTAACCTCGTCCGTTATGTCCTTACCGTTGTTATAGAGAACAATGCTTTGTTTTCGTCCGTTTGACAAGTCAGTGTTGCTAAAAGGCAAGCGCAGCTCATCACTACCGTCCCCATCATAGTCTCCTGTGGTAGTCTGGTTATATAAAACAGTAGCTTGAACAAAAGAGACTTGAATGGGCGGGTTTACCCCCGTGGTGAATATAACACGCGGGTTTAACTCAGACGTAAAGGTATAATCTGGTTTTACGTAACGTGCTCTTTCAGAAAAAACATTAGTAAACTTAACGCGCTCATTAGTAGTGTAGTAGTCCCGAGCAGTGTTTTCCCCTAAACTTGTAATAGTAGAAACAATAAGGTCCAGTCCTGTTTTCACTAAAACAAGGGGTTCCAGGTTACGGAGCTTAATTGGTACTAGCCTGGTTCCAGACAGTCCATAAGTATCATCCTTAATTTCCCCAGCTATGCTAGTGCCTTCTCTAGTCTGCACGTTACCCCGCTGGTTAACCTTAGTGTTGCGCATACTGGGGCTGTCTTCTAACGGAATAGATAGCTGGGAGGACATGACGTTTAGCCCTCCCATGCTTGATGATTGCAGTACAGTTCCTTGCTGTTCTTGCTGTCCGCCGTTTTGTCCTCTGCCTCGGTCTATGCCTTGAACCATACTTTACCCATTACCGTGTCTAGGTCTAAATAGATTTATGCCACCAGCAGGGATTCCTCTGTCTTTATCCCTCATCCTCTGCGCAAGGGACTCATAGCTTTGGTTAAAAGTGCCAGCTAGTTGGTAATCACTAAGGTGAGTAAGTGCAAACACCGCAGTAGCACGGTGCAATAGTAAATCTAAGTACTCCTCTGGAATGCTGAACTTTCCGCCTTCTTGCGCAGGAACATAAATAAAGCCGATGAAGTCAAATTCAATGCGAGATTGCTCAATTGTGTCTGTGGGGTAGGGAGTAACACCAATTTTGTAATTGTCTAGGATAGTGTAGAACCTTGGTCTCTGGGGCTGAGAAGAGTCGTAGCCAACTTTGGGTTGCTCATCAAAAACGTCATGAGAGAGAAATTTTAAGGGGTGGCGTCGCTTATTTTTTTGCTCTTTCCACTTGACTGCGAGTAACCGCTGAAAAACAGGAAAATGAGCCTCTTCATCTACCCACTTGCTAGCCTTTCCTGTCTGACGCAACCAAGACCAGTCATTGAGAGTGTATAGGTCGGTAATAGCCTGTCGGAGAGCCGAATCTATTCGGTCTCCGATGGCTCCGCTCAATGTGGTACGAGGTCTCTCATTGACATTGATAAGCATTTCATTAGCAATGTCTAATTTTGACCTGACGGATTGAGCCATTATTAATCGTCCTTAGTGCTAATGACCACAGCGTGATTAGGTCGATATAGTTTCACTCCGTAGATTTGGGTCTGGACTACGTGCCATTCCTGGTAGTCCGTTGACCACTGGGCGTCAACGCTGGGTTCTTTCTGGGTAGCAACATTGCAGTAGTCAGAATGGAGAATCACTGCCGAGTATAGTCCATCTGCGTTGGTCGCTAGTCCAGTAGCGCTATCCTGAGTAGGATAATACATAGCGCTGCTGTTGTAGCCTGGGGTTGGTCCAGTGGTTCCGTCTGCTCCATTGCTGAAGCCATCGGAAGAGTTTTTCTGGAGAGCAGTGGTCATAACCACTGGCATGCCTAGAATGCGACCGACCACGCCGGAGCCAATGCTGTTGATTCCACCAGTAGCATCAGCATTGATTAGTGGGTCGCCAATGTTGCCAGCAGTCAGCATGGAAGCTTCCTGTTGCGGTGAGACCACCAAAACACGCCCTTCCTTAGGTACGCGGTTTTCATTGAGGATTTCCCACCCTTCTAGAATGTCTGAATATTGAATAGGATTGGTGCTGGTGATATGATGCTCAGAGGGGTTCTCACCGACAATAGCAGCACGCATTCCTAGAAGGAAATCATCCATGTCTCGCGCGAGCGCGCGCGCAGCTTCCTGGGTGTAAAGCTGACGCATATCAGTGTGAGACTGAATCTGCGTGATGTCTTCCACGGCGATTGAACTTTCTTTATATTGGTCAATCGTCATGGTGTATTCGTTTTCCTTCCTGCTTTGGAAGGAAACTGGAGTGCCAGGTAGCTTGGCATTAACACCCAAGCGGTCTAGTTCCGGCATGCGGATAGTGTCCCCCGCTTGTCCCCCGAACGGAACATTACGGGTATAGCGGGACATAACAAGGTTATCCTGTAGATAACGCTTGATTTCCCGCATCCAAAGCTCAGGAATAAAACTCTGAGCCTGGGAAGTAGTTAGAGCGCTTCCGTTAGGAGCGTAGCCTCCAGAGTATACCATTTAGTTAAATCTCCTTAATGTTGGTAAGTGTTCAGTCGCTGACGAGTCCATTGACAAAGGCATATTCAATGTCTTTGATGTTTTTCTGGTACTCTTGTGTGCTCATGCTGTCGATTTGACTACGGGTGAACATGTAGTTAGGAGTAGCAGCGTTATTCACACGCTGCATAGGAGTTTGATTTGAAGCTTGCTGTTGATAGTTAGGCACGTTAGGTTGGTTAGCTGACTGTTCCTGCTGGATTTTCGCCCAAATCAACTTTGCGCCGTCGGCATTGTCTAGTGCGCTTTGTTGCTCGGGCGTTAGGTTATTATTGAAGTATTCTTTTACAAGGTTGAGCCTCTCATCAAACTGATTGCCCCATTCCTTTTGAAGTTCGTTTTGCTGCTGTTGAATGAGCTGCTGCTGTCTAAACTGTTGCAACTCACTAAACCGCTGATTAAACTCATCAGGAGAAACACCGAACTTAGTCTGCATATACTCATTGAGAGCATTTTCCATTTGAGCATCTAGGTATTGATATTGCTGCTCTTGCTGAGGTTGCTGCTGACTTTGTTGCGGTTCCTGGTAGTTGGGCTGTTGTCCAAGCTGTTCAGTGGTATAACCCAGGCGCTGCTCTAAACTCTGAATCTGCTCATCTTTAGCTGGAGTCTCAGGTTGAGCCTGCTGAGTTTCCTGGGCTTGCTCATCAACCGGAGCCTCAGGCTGTTGATTAACTAGTGGTTGAGTCTGGTTTTCTTCCGGATTCATTTATTTGTTTTCCCTGTCACTTTGCAACGCATTTCCTAACTGTTCCATGGTTTCTTGCCCCTGACCGCTCCGCATGGTTGCCTCTAGAGCTTGCTCTCCTGGTGGACCAGCAAAGGACCTGGCAGCTTGTCGGATAGCATCCACTTCACTTTGGGGTTCTTCTGGTTGCTGTTGGGGTTGCTGTGCCCCTTCTGGAGGTTGCTGAGCTTCATTGCCCGTAAGTTGTTGCGCAGCGCCTTGTTGAGGTTGCTGCGGGTTGATGTACTTCTCCCAATCATCTCTGAGAAAACGACGGGCTAAGTCTTTGGCTATTTCACTCCAATTAAGCTGCTCCGCCATAGGTTGTACTTGCGCAGCAGTATTGATGAAGTCAATACGTTGCTTAAGCTCAAACTCTTCATCAGCGATGTAATCTGCACCCCGGGGTTTGAGGTGCAGATTTTTATTCAGCTCTTCCGGTCCAACATTGATAAACTCAATAGTGTCAGGGTCTTCCTCCCTGGCTAGGGGCATGGTCTCGTCTTCTGTTACAAATTGCTGGATAGACCTAAAACACTTTTTCAGAATTAAGAAGAGAGCGGTTCTTTCAATGTGCCGGTGAATTCCATTAAGTCGGTTTCCGCCGGCGGCTCTGGTAGCTTCGATTTCTTGGGCGGTAACTCGTTCAGCATTCCGAGTCGCGCCGCTGCCAATGTAAGCTCCAGTTCCTGTACTCTTTTCAATGCTTTGCTCCATGAGCTGTTCTTCCTGAACAGAAGTCGAAACATCAGCCACGCTATTAATTTGCTGAATGCTCCCTGTTTCTGTGACAGGAATGACTCTTCCAGGCTCTGAATATAGTTGTGAAAAGTCCAGCGTTCCATCATTTACCGCCTCAAACATTGGGTTTATAGAAAATTCGGTGATGTCTAGGCGTTGGTTCCTAGTCATCATGCGCGCGTGTAAGTCGCCCAAAACAGGGTCTAGTAGCCCTAGACCGTAAGGAGAGTTAACTACGGGTATATATGTACCAACAACAAAAGGTTTTCCTGCCCAAAAAGGATTCTTTTCGAGACCAAGTAGTTCATCCCCAGCAACAGTTACTACCACGTTGCTGTATTCTACGCCGTCAACTACAATGTCACCCCAAAACTCTAGTACCTCGATAAGGTCGCTGGGGTTATTGAGGTCGGGCTGTAAGCCTTCAAACTCAGACTTCTCATCTTTGAAGGAATCGGAGCGGTTGGCGTGGTAGCTAGGTGTAAGGTCTTTAACTGACTTAACTGTTGTTTTGTCATAGATACCCGATTCCACCAGGCGAACTAGTTCTCCCCTTGTTTTCTCGAACCGTCGGATGACATTGCCCTCGTTGGGCATATCAGCATTGGGTTCGATGAAAAAGTCAAAGATGTCAATGACCTCAAAGTTGAAGCCATTGTAAGCCATTTGACTCTCTCCTTTCTCAATGGTAACGCCTTCCTCAGTTTTCTCGTTTTTAGGGAAGTAGCCGTTATCCAACCTCCAGGGCATAGCTAAAACAGAGGTTCCCACTGTTACTGCTTGCCTGGTGAAATTCTCCATGTAGTCTTCAAAGTTGGCATCTTTAAGCTTTTTCCGAGTAAAATTACGGATTAGCCGGAGGTAGCGCCGGTAGTCTTGCCCCTCGAAGCCCAGCGGCTCCTTAGCCTCAACATCAAACCAGTTTTCGTTGGGGAAAAACGCACCCATGAGAAAGGAAGTAACTGACTCTACCATCTCGTGAGCCTTTCCGGTGGGGATTCTGTGTCGCCAATCCGTTTGCACTTCCCCCACAGTGTGGAAAGCTCGCGACCGCAAATACTGCTGAGCCTCAGGCGTGCCAAAGTATTGCGCCCAAGCTTCCAACCATTTGTTTTCCCTTTCTTGCCGGATGTCGCCATACTGTCTCTTCAGGTTTTTGACTTCCGAGACAACCGCATCGTTAGCTTTGCGGGAGCTAGCCATTTCCTCAGGGCTTCTTGTTTCTGTTGCTTCTACTTCTTCACCGAGAAAGGTTCTGGTGTCACTCATGGTTTATATATAGCCTCCGTAGCGGGAGTTTAGCATTTTCTTTCTTGGGTTGAATGGTTGGACTTGCTTGGCTAAGGGGGTGCTAATTTCCTTAAGCATTGCTATGGCATCAGGAGCATCATCCTTAACAGAAGGACGCCCAAACAAGTTGAATTGGT